CTGTTTCCAGTGACGCAGCACGTAGTTTCTGCACTCCAGCACGATCAGTCTGGGCTTGTGCTCCAACAGAAACCGCAGCTCCCGCTTGTCCACGTTGAACGCCTTGCAGGGATCCGTCTGGTTCCAGTCCATAGCCTTGGCATTGCGTTTTCGGGTGGTCAGCAGGTCGTAAATCGGCTCATACAGCTCACTCTTGACCATCATCTCCATCTGCCGGGGATAGAGCGCATAGGCCGTCATGTAGGATACGAAGTCTTCAAATTTTCCTCTGTATCCACGACCGCCGCCCGGCCGGTACTCCCAGTAAGAGAAATATCCGTTGTACTTGAAGATTCCCGCATCATTCAGCACTTCGCGGTTAAGGATGTGGTAGGATTCGTGGGTATAGAAACTGACACTGCCATATTTGAACGGCTCCTGCACCCGCTTCAACTTGCCCAGCTTCTCCCGCTCATAGGTGATATAGGGATCATCACGGCATCCGAACTGATAGTCCAGCTCCATGACCTCCCCCACCGTGAAGCGGTACCCGGCACTGCACCAGTAGTCCGGCATCACTGCCAGATCATTCTCGGTCTCGTAACTCTTTCTCAGCCACAGGGCATCGGCATACAGAACTCCGTCCTTGACGTGGAGCAGAAGTGTCCCCTTCTCCTCCCGCAGCCCCTTTCGTCTCCCGGATTGGTTCAGGTTTATCACAGTGACAGACCTGCCACACCATGGGCAGACGCTGCTTGTATTGTGGGACAGCCCGCGCATCAGCTCCCGGTATTCCGGGGTCTCGACACGTTGTGGGCCGTCGCATATCTCTTTGCGCGCACAGCAGGAAGTCCAAAGCCGGACGATTTCTTTTTTCGGCCTCCGGCCATGAATCGTTTCCTTGCGGTAGAAAATGTAGTGTTTAAACAGATTGTTCAGAGCGGTTACATCATCTTCGGTCACAACCGGCCAGCCCTCCATGATCTCTCGCTCCCGTTCTGTATATCCCATAGCGGCCTCCTCAGAAGAAGTCCGTCAGGTCGATCACGATACCCTTCGGAGTATCCTCGACCTGAGCAGGCGTCAGCTGGATCCGCATTTCAAACTGGACCTTGGCCCCATCGAAATAGAACTGAGCCGCCCTCCGGTATGCCTCGATGTCAGACAGGCTGTTCGTGACACCTTTGGCCACGGCAGCCATGCAGTCCTTAAAACTACCGCCCTCAGCGACCGCCTGAGCAAATTCCTCATCCTGCTGCGAAAACTGGAGCAGAGCATCCCGGACTGCGCTTTTCATGACTACTTCATACTTCCCCTTAACGCCAGGAAACTCCTCTTTTAATCTGGTTTCTGCCTTTTCAAACCAACTCATACTTGCGTTTTTCTCCGCACCCATGGTATAATGAGTGCGGAGAATCCTCCTTTCTTAGCTGTTTGGTGTGTTCTTCAACGACCGGCCCGTGCAGGGGTCGGTCTTTTTTTATACTTTTTCATATTTTTTAAAACAATTTGGAAAAACGTTGCAAAAAACGGTATATATACAGACGAGGATATTTTGCCTCAATTTGTGAGCGGAAGGAGGATCGTCATGGAAGAGAGAAAGCCCAGTCTAGACAAGCAGATTGCCGACGCCGCAAAGCGTGCAGCAGAACAGCCTGCTCCTAAGCCCAAGCCTACACCCCCAGATGTAAGGCAGATTATCCTCCAGCGCTAACCCTAAGGCCCAAGCACTCATTACGAGGCGCTTGGGCCTCACTCTTTTATGGGCTGCCTTCATCCTCAATCCTCCGCAGCTTCCATGGGCTCGTCCTCATTCTCATCGAACAGGCTGATATTGACCGCCGGGTCGTCGTGCTCGATCTGCTGCTCCCAGTCCAGACCGGCGATGTGCAGGATCTTCTCCTCGTCACCGGCAGAGAATCGACCGGGTGCCAGATACACGGTGGAATCTGCGTACATGAAGATACCAAGGTGTCCCACCGCCACATGAAGCAGCTGCAGGACTTCTCATAATCCTTGTCGATCAGCTGCAGCAGCGCAGTGTCGAAGGCGTGGACGCTGCCCTCTATGGTCTGGTACAGCTGCCAGCGGTCTTTGAAAATGACGGGGATTTTCTTCATGGGAAGCACATCGCCCCGCTGTTCCTGCAGCATATCGTACCGTTCGGCGGCGATGCCCGCCATCATCAGCTGGTTGGCTTCCCCCTTCTGGACTTTGACTGCCTCCACCGGCAGGTATCCCACGTCCTTCACGATCTGGACCGCGGCCTCCGGGGGCAGTGCCACGGTCAAACAGCTCACGGCCCAAGCCGCGCCGTTGATGAGGATGTCATTGCGGCGGTACTCCCCCGCTCCGGTCTTGACCTCTACGCTCTGGGGGATCACACCATATCCGCTCCGCTTAAAGGCATTTTTCAGTGCCTTGCACAGGCCCTTTTCACTAATCATGGGGCGTTCCTCACTTTCTCTTTTTCTTCTCGCTCACGGCGGACCACTTCTTCCACTGGCACTCCCGGGCGATGCTTGTCCATTTGGTGATGCCCCAGATGGTAGCAGCCTCATGGACGGCCCCAATGGCATCGGCAGCCTGCACCTTGGCGGTGCCGTAGACAGGGTGGGTCACGGTGTAGTGGTACATCTTGGCCATGGCTCACACCTCCACACCGGGGAAAGACTCCCGGAACGTGCCGCCGGTGCGGTTCTCGAACTCAACCACGTGGAAACGGTGCTTTGGATGGACATACACGACCTTCCCCTTCATGGGGACAACTTTCAGATGGTTTTCTTCCGTCAGCTCCCGGATGGTCTTGGGGCGACGCATGACCTTCTGTCCAACTTCGACAACGCTCATCTCTCAGTCCTCCCAAATCACAGACACGGCCTCCATCACTCCCTCAGCGGGAGTAACGGCCACGGCCACAGGCTCAGCGGTCAGGATCGGCTCAGCTTCGGCAGGTGTCGGCAGCAGCAGCGCAAACAGCAGGAAGGCGATGGCAACAGCCAGCACCGCAAAACACTTGGCCAGTTCCCGGCGGGCCTGACGACGTTCCCGCTCCCGCTCCAGCCGGATGCGTTCACGACGGATGCGACTTTCGGTGGCTCTTCGTGCCACACGGTTCACAGCTTCCTGATACTCCATCAGGCAATCCTCCACTTCGCCCACCATTTCCCGCTGGGCGGTCTGCTCAGCAGCCATGCGGCGGGTCAGCTCTTCCAGGGCATCCAACCGCTCATCCACCTCGCGGTTATGTACTTTTTTCTTCATTCTTCGGTTCATGCTTCTTTCTCCATCATCGATACGGCGGAACATCAGGTTCTTCATCTTCCCATTCGATCATGCCAGCCGCTTTCAGCTCGTGATACATACGAATCAGCAAGGGAAAATAAGGCGCCGGAATCGTGTTATAGTGCTTGCAGTTGCGGATACAGTTGCAGGTCATTACCAGCGCTTCCCTATCCCGGTAATTCAGCTTCATGGCCCACCGCCTACCTATCGGCGAACAGCTCATCAATGCTGCAGTACAGGGCATCGGCCAGAGCTGGCAGTTCTCGAGTCTTGGGAAGATAGGTTTCCTTCTCCCACTCCAGGATGGTGGATTTGGTGACACCCATTTTGAGAGCCAGGTCGCCCTCGGACAGGCCGGCGGCTTTCCGCATAGCTTGGATGGTCATGGTCTTCTTGCACATGAACTTTCCTCCTTTACTGGTTTTACGGCCTATGCCGTTTCGTCTTCCCGCGCTTCATCAGAAGCTGCGTATTTCTGTGCCAGGAACCGGCCCAGCTCCGCAAGGTCTGACTGGGGCGGCAGGTAGGGCCCCGCCAGCGGCTCACCGCCGCAGGTGATCCGGACTGTGCCGGTGCTAAAATTGATGGTCATGGAGCTATCCTCAATCACATTTTCCTATATTTAGGGTTTGCCGCCAGCGCTTCGACATATGCAAGGGCCAGCGCCTGCCCCTTCGGGTTCAACTTTCTAAACAGATTCAAAATTTTCTGTTCTTCTCTCACTTTCTGCTCTTGCTGCAAAAGCTGTCTGGACAGCATTACGACCTGAAGCCTGTTCTCCTGGCTGAGCTTCGCAAAATTCGCACTCAACTCTCTGTCCTGTTCTTGGTGGGCCTCTTCTCGAAGTTCATCCAGACTCGGCAACTGCTTTTCTTTTAAGCCTTCCAACATTAATCCCCCTCTCTTGCCCTCCCGCTCCGGCCTGTGGTATGATGGTTGGTAGAGGAGGTGATTATAGTGAAACGTCAAAAATCAATCCCCGGCCTTTCGCTCAGCTCATCTGATGCCGAAGCCATTCTCTGTGCTCTTCCGCTGATCACTGAAATTGGAGCGGCCACTCCTATACAGGCGGCATTAAATGCACAATCATGTACTTCTGCGGCGAAAAAGCTGCTTAGTGCAACCCCAGTTTTTACATCAAATGAACTCCGGGTTATTTCTGCCAGCATTACTGCATCTGTACTGCTACTGTCTGGCAGCGTTGAGTGCGGATTGGATAAAGTCTCCTCTGAGCGAAAACGAGAATTATCCAAGCACTTCTTTACCTTGAATCGGCTTGATCCTCTTTTTCGGAACGTAATTGCCGAGCACCATAGTTAAGTCGTAATACTATCTCTTTATTGGGGAAGTTCGCATTGATCAACCTCTCTAACCGTTCATCCTCCCCGGTGGACGGTTTCTTTTTTGCCGTCGCTTCGATCTTCACCTTTCTCCACACCCCTCCGTACGTACAACATGTTAAACATTTGATTAAAAAAATAAATCCCCCACCTTCTTATTCAATGCATCGGCCAGTTTGACAAGCGTGTCAGTCTTTACGCAGTTAGTCTGCCCACTCTCAATCTGTGAAATGGTAACACGGGAGACGCCAGACTTCTCAGCCAATTCCTCCTGCGTAAGGTTCTCTTCCTTTCGCATTTCACGAAGTTTGAAGTTCAATTTACTCACCTCCCGGCTCTTTCTACACGCAGTTTAACATGTTGCACATCTCTTGTCAACCCCGTTTAACATTTTTCTTGCTTTATTGTTTAACTCGTTGTATAATGCACTTAACAAAGCTAAGGGGGTTGTTGCTATGACATTAGGTGATGTCATCTCTGCCTACAGAAAAAGTCATGGCCTCTCCATGGAAAAGTTTGGGGAGCTTGCAGGGATGAGCAAGGCATATGTTTCCATGCTCGAGCGAAATCGCACTCAGCGTGGTGACGAACCTTCGCCTTCTATTGAAATGTACAAAAATGTGGCAAGAGCCATCGGCATAGATGTCGATGCTCTAATTAGACAAGTGGACGGCAACGTTTCGTTTGAATCTCCCGCTCCCACGTCAAGACCTATTGGTTTGCCCATTGACCTCACCAAATTTCACAGCATTCCCATCTTGGGGCGCATCCCGGCCGGGCTGCCGCTGTATGCCGAGCAGAACGTCGAGGGGTACACCCTCACCGATCTCAACGGCGGCGCGGAGTATTTTGCCCTCCGGGTCAAGGGGGACAGTATGAACGCCATCGGCATCAACGATGGTTACCTCATCATCGTCCGGCGCCAGGAGGAAGTGGAAAACGGAGAGATCGCCGTGGTCATGGTCGGCGATGATGACGCCACCGTCAAGCGCTTCTATGCTTCCGACAGTACGGTCACTCTCATGCCCCAGTCCACAAATCCGCAGCACACCCCTCAGATTTACGACACCCGGAAAACCCACATTCAGGTCCTGGGCAAGGTCATCAAAGTGGAATTTATGCTGTAAATAAAAAACCGCCCCAGGCTCCTACCCCTGAGACGGTTCGAGAATGCATAAGGGACAGGCCCAAATGACACCCAACGATGTCATTATACCACCTGTCCCTTGGATTAGTCTACCCATTTTTTCAGAAAAGGAGTGGTATAAATGACCCCTGCTGCCATCTATGCCCGGTACTCCAGTGACCTGCAGCGCAGCGAATCCATCGATGCCCAAATACGTGCCTGCCGCTACTATGCCCAGCGATTCGGCCTGGAAATCGTGAAGGTGTACTCCGACGCCGCCAAGTCAGGGCGTACCACCGCAGGCCGCGACCAATTTACCGCTATGATGGACGCGGCGCAGGCGGGGCAGTTTAAGGTCCTGCTGGTGCATAAGCTCTCCCGCTTCTCCCGCTCCGGTACCGATACGCTGAACAATAAGGCCAAGCTGGAGTGCGCCGGTGTGGAGCTGATCTCCGTCACCGAGCGGTTGGACAACACCCCGGAAGGCAAACTCATGCTGTACGTCATCACCGGCATGAACGAATTTTACAGTGCGAACCTGGCCGCTGAGACCCGGAAGGGTTTGCGCGAAAATGCCTTCAACTGCCGCCATACCGGCGGTCTCCCTCCCTTGGGATATGATGTCGATCCGGTCACCAAACAGCTGGTCATCAATCAGGAGGAGGCCAGGGCCGTCCAGACTATCTTTGCCATGTACAAGGCTGATCACGGGTATGGGGACATCACCCGCACGCTCAACGCCAATGGGTGGCGCACTAAGCGCGGTGCCCTGTTCGGGCGGAACTCTATCCACGATATTCTCATCAATGAAAAATACACTGGGGTCTTGACCTATGACAAAATCGCATCAAAGACTCCAGATGGCAAAACCAACCGTCGGAAATTCAAGGCTGAGTATATCCGCATCGATGGCGGATGTCCTCAGATCATCACTCGGGAGGATTTTGAACGCGTGCAGATGAAGCTGAAAGCAAACCAGCACCGCCCCAGGGAACGTGCTGTGGAAAATTATCTTCTCTCCGGCAAGCTCTACTGCGGGAATTGCGGATGCAGGATGTGTGGCGAGCGTCACAAGGTTCGTGATACCGCTTACGCCTATTACGCCTGCAATGAGGGCAAGCGCCGAAAAACTCACCGCCTCGCCATTCCCAAAGACCTTGTCGAAAACATGGTGTGCGACGCCCTCAGCCAGATCGTCACCTCCCCGGAATCCATCGAGGCTATCGCCCGCGCCGCCGTGGCCAGCTACGAAGATGACCAACTTACCGCAGAACGACTTGACAAAGAGATTGCGGACTGCGATAATGGCATCAGAAATATTATCCGGGCAATCACTTCTGGCCTGGATGAGCCTGAGCTCCACGATGAGCTCCGCCGTCTGAAGCAGCGCAAAGCTGAGCTTCAGGCCATTACTTCAAGTGCAGCCGCCGACAACAAAAAAAGTTATGAGGATTGGCTTGTTTTCCTTCGCCGCTTCTGCGATATAAGAAGACTGCCCGACGATGAGAAAAAGGCCGTCATTCAAACATATATTGATAAAGTCGTCGTGTTCCGACAACCTGGACCAAACGGAGGCAAGGATTCCCGCTATGAAATTGAGCTGGAGCTTAACCCGAACCATGTTGAGAATAGAGAGGGTAATGGCCTCCCGCTGCCAAAATTCCTCAGATGAAAATCTGAGGAATTTTATTTTCCCACGGAGTTGTTGTTATGTCACCTGAAAAACGCGGTCTGAGCCGCTTATTCTCTCTTCTTCTCATTCTGAGCCTGTCTTTACCTCTCACCGGCTGTGAAAACCTCCCCCCGGAGGCCGTCTCGGCACTGGAGGTCATCCCCGCCGCCCTCACAAAAACAGCAGTCCTTCTGGACGAGCTTGCCCTGCGGATCTCCGACTATCTGGACGAGCTGCGCAGCGGTCCTGCTCCGGAAGTCCCGGAGGACTCCTCCCTCGCCGTCCACTTTATCGATGTGGGGCAGGCCGACTGCGCGTTGGTGGTCTGCGACGGGGCCTATA